AATCTAGCAAATCCAAAGTGTAAAGGGTATGATGGTTATGATATGACTGTATCTATGACCGGTGAGATAGATGCTGAGATTTTGGCTGAGCTGTGCAAAAATTCGAAAGATGCGAATGGAAATACAATTGCTAGTGCGGACAGCGCCTGTCGCAGCACCGGTGGACAATGCGCCGGTGCTGCTAGTGGTGGTAAATGTGGAGGTGACGCTTGTTGTAGTTGGTCGAATTGGTGTGCAAGTACAACCGGAGGTCCGGAAACTGATTGGTGCGTTGTGAGGAAGAGTGATGGTACGTATATAGGTAAAGATAATGGGAGGTATGATGGAACCGCATCACGTGATGAAGCAGATAAGATAGCGAGGCGTCCATCTGATTTTTCAACTATACTCGCTACACGAATCCTCGCAAGGAAGGCGCTCGATGATAAATGCGCAACAAATGACACGAATCCAGATTGTGCGGGCTATGAATCGTATAATAATGCCCAGGCTAAAAGGGATCTCGACGATAAATGCGCAACAAATACTACGGATCCAGATTGTGCGGATTATCCTATATATAAAGCTAAAAGAGTTCTCGATGAACTCTGTTTAGAAAATACTACGGATCCAAAATGTGCGGGCTATCCAATGTATGAGAATAAAAAAGCGCTCGATATGTTCTGTTCAACAAATGACACGAATCCAGATTGTGAGGGCTATCCAATGTATGAGAATAAAAAGGCGCTCGATGATAAATGCGCAACGGATACCGTAGATTCAAATTGTGCGGGCTATGAAGCGTATGATGATGCCCAGGCTAAAAGGGCTCTCGATATGTTCTGTCCTGAAAATCTGGCAGAACCAAAATGTTCAGGGTATGATGGCCATCTCGATGCATACTGCGAGGAAAACTTATGGGATCCAAAGTGTAAAGGGTATGATGGTTATGATATGGCTGTATCTATCACCGATGAGATAGATGCTGAGATTTTGGCTGAGCTGTGCAAAAATTCGAAAGATGCGGATGGAAATACAATTGCTAGTGCGGACAGCGCCTGTCGCAGCACCGGTGGACAATGCGCCGGTGCTGCTAGTGGCGGTAAATGTGGAGGTGACGCTTGTTGTAGTAATGCGAATTGGTGTTCAAGCAGAACCGGAGGTCCCTGGTCTCAATGGTGTAGGGTGAAGAAGAGTGATGGTGTGTATATAGGTAAAGATAATGGGAGGTATGATGGAACCGCATCACGAGATGAAGCGGATAAGATAGCGAGGCGTCCATCTGATTTTTCAACTATACTCGCTACACGAATCCTCGCAAGGACGGAACTTAATGAGTTCTGTGCGAGAGACGGCAATCTAGCAGATCCAAAGTGTGAAGAGTTTGATGGTCACCTCGATGCACGCTGTTTAGAAAATACCACGGATTCAGAGTGTGCGGATTATCCAGTATATAAGGCTAAAAGGGCTCTCGATGCAGGCTGTTTAGGAAATCTGCTGGCAGATCCAAAATGTTCAGAGTATGTTGGCCACCTCGATGCGTTCTGTGCGAGAGACGGCAATCTAGCAGATCCAAAATGTTCAGAGTATGTTGGCCACCTCGATGCGTTCTGTGCGAGAGACGGCAATCTAGCAGATCCAAAGTGTGAAGAGTTTGATGGTCACCTCTATGCGCTCTGTGCGAGAGACAGTAATCTAGTAGATCCAAAATGTGAAGGGTTTGATATTGCTAGATCTGCTATCATCAATGAGATAGATGCTGAGATTTTGGCTGATCTGTGTAAAAATTCTAAAGACGAGGATGGAAGTTTCGGTTGGTATGCGGACAGGGCGTGTCGCATGATCGCCTCTGAATGGAATCCGTATAATGAGGGGGTGAACAATCGTTGTGGTGTCAGTGGACCAGTTCGGAGGAAAATCAATGGAAAGTGGTTAACTACCACGGTAAGTTTCGGTGGTTCTAAATGTCCAGCTGATCAGTGTTGTAGCGAGTCTAATTACTGTGGGAAGAATACCGAAACCGGACTTTCGACCTTGACGAATGAGAGTATAGACTATTGCACCACATGGGTGGGTAAGGATAATACGAATGTAGGTAGAGATATTGGGAAGTATGATGGAACCGCATCACGGGATGAAGCCGATAAGATAGCGAGGCGTCCAGCTAATTTTACAGAAATAGTCGCTAGTCGACTATGATATCCCTTTCCAGATGAGATAATTTATATAAAGATATACATCGTATATATAGTAACATGATTAGTACTTGTACATTTACACCCATTGTCGCTACTTCGAATAAGCGTAAACATGGTCGCGTGTATTCAGAAACCAAAAAAAGGAATGTAGATCAATTAATTCGAAAAAATAAACGTATCCAAGCATCCATTCATAAACGACGTGATAATTCGGTCTGGAAAGATAACAATCGTCGCATTGTTCTCGAAGAACTCGTTTCGCTTCTCGATCTATTAGATGATGTTGTTGATATTCTCGATGGCGAGGATTTCGATTGCGGTGAAGTACCCGATGAAATAAATGACGATTTTACAAACTAAACTTTACCAGTTAGATATCTTGATCATATTTAACTAGTGGAATATATTTACATTTTTTTATTTAAACACCCGACAACGTCTTCTTCTTAGGGACAACCTTCTTAGGAGCCTCTTTAGGGGTTGCGGCTACTGGAGCGTCACCGACATTCACGGCCGGGAGACCCTTAGGACCAGCGGGACCAGCGGGACCAACGGAGCCAGCGGGGCCAGCGGGGCCAGCGGGGCCAGCGGGGCCGACACCACCGGCACCACCCAATTCACACTGATCGAGTAGTTTACCGAGTAGCGTATACAGTTTAGTCTTATCAAGTCGGACACGAGTAATCTCATCTTCGATTTCTTGGCGAAGCGAAGTCATAGTAATATATATAAAGGAAATATTATCTTTAAACTAAATGATACTCATCGGTTCATCTCTTAAATCGGGGATTGGTCAACATACAAATAAATATACCAAATTATTTACACCGCATGCCGCATATTATCAATTAGGAGAGACTTTACCTGAAGAAAAAGATGGTCTGATATTTATTTTACCAATTGCTCAACATATGAAGTATGTAGAATACGCCAGAACCCGAGTGAAGAACCTGACCTGTATGACTGTATGTGAAACCGAAACAGTTCACGAAGATTACAAAATGATCATGGATGAATTTAAAACTGTACTGGTTCCCAGTGATTTCTGTAAGCGTGTATTTTCGAAACAATTTCCAAATACTATTTTCAAGGTCTTACACGCACATATACCAACACCCAAACCAAAACCGTATACATTCTATTTCATAGGAAATGCGATGGATCAACGTAAAAACTTTAAAAATATTCTCGAAGCATTCGTGCGGTTGAATGAACCGAATACACGTCTACTGGTAAAGGCCACGTGTAATAAAGATATCGATATACAATTCCCACGTGTAGAAGTAATTAATGGTCTGCTTTCAGACGACGAGATGGATGAGATACATTGGAAAAGTGATTGCTATGTGAGTTTTTCTAGCTCTGAAGGTGTAGGAATGGGTGCAATAGAAGCGGCGATCAGAAATAAACCGGTCATTATCACGAATTATGGCGGTGCGCCTGAATATATCAAAACACCGTATACGATTGAGTGTGATCTTCAAGAATTAAGTGACGATGATTTCCTATTCAAAAGGGGTATGAAATGGGGGAAACCAAACTTCGATCAACTCTTAGAGTTCATGAAACACGCATACGAAAATGACATTCGTGTAATGGAGCACACATTCACGCATAGACTTGTGGGTAAAGAAAATGTATTAGAGGAATTCGCTTTCAACGTAACCAGTGATGAACATCACGAGACCGGTAAGGATAGCGCCGGATGTGAGTGAGCCTTTTTGAGCTATCAGCATCATGTTAATATCATCTATAAACGCAACACCGGTGGGCTTTTTAATAAATTCGGGAATCATCTTAGCGATAATCATATACACGATCATCGAAATAATGACAGGCTTTAGTGTATCCTGATCTAACATTTATAGTATATCAATAAAATAATATTACATGTTCAAATTCGGTTTTTTACCTAGTACACTCTCATTCTTAGTCAAACTATGTTTTTTACAGAAAGATCCGTTTACAGATTTAAACGTACACATATTTCCTTTCAGTGTAAGTGCCTGACATACTTTATTCACGTGTTTACTTTCACGAACTTGTATTGGCATCTCGTCAAGAAAAATAAGTGTTCGGGATTGTTTTTTATCTGCGTGCTGTTGATACTTCTGTTTCATCTTCATAATACTTCGACCAAGGTGCTCACACGCATCGTCGACGGTATCTTGCTTACGTACCACAAGTGCCGAACGAATAGATTCCTCGTAAGTAGTCATTTTCAATTTTCTTGAATATACATATAGATTTATCCACTTAAGTTACATTTAAAGTACTGATAAGTATGCAACTATCCTGGTACTCTATATGTAATGTGTGTAATGTCCCATTAAACCCTAAGATATGTACACGCGGAAAAGATAATAAGAACTTTGTGCGATACTACAAACATATACGTCCAATATTCACATATAATAATGAAAAGTTCTATTCGTTCATGGGAAGTGGTATAAAAGTCAAACCTATTTGTTATTCGTGCTTTACACATAAACCAAGACCGTCACTAGAAGCATTACGATCGAGAGAACTCGGTCAGTGTCGTAACGTTTTACCCAAAAGTAAATCTAAAAGTGAGAAGGAAATTTTACACTGGTTCGGTGGACTTATACGTGAAGCTAACAAAAGAGGATTAATCAAACCTAAGTCGACATTTTAAAGTGGTAATATAAGCAATCAAAATGGAACAACTCAACAAATACGTATCCAAATATGGTCTCACACTGCCGTCTAATTGGACTATCAAAAGTGTTAAACGTAAAGATGGTGCCAGTCGTGGTCAAGTTGATCACTATTATTTCACACCTGAAGGTACACGGTTTAGATCGAAGGTTGAAGTTTTGAAATATCTCAGACATTCTGAACCACGCGAAAATGTAGAGACAATCGACGACACACATGATCGTGGGTTTATTTATATTTTGACCAACACGTGTTTCAAAGAAAAATTTATTAAAATTGGGATGTGTACCTCGATCGATTCTCGTCTAGGAATTCTAAACTCGGGTGTTTATGAAAAATTTAAAATGCACACACTCTTCAATACCCAGTTCAAAAATAAAAAAAATGGTAAAAAAACTGTTTGTTCATACATAACAAAAAAGATTGAGATGTACTTGCATGCGCGCTTCAATCATCTGAGGGCAAATAACGGAGAGTTCTTTTTAGTTGACCCCGATATCGTCAGGGGTGAGTTGAAGTATATACACGACAAGGTTTTACCATATGCCAACCTTGACGCGGGTATGGTAGGTGAATACATGAGATTACATATACAGTCGGCGAGTATATCTAGCAGAGAAGAAGAAGAATACTACTTAAGTTAGAGTGTAGAATTGTAATAAAACTAAGAAAATATGGAAAACGTACAAAAACTCACTCATATAGAACACGTTCTCAAAAGACCCGACTCGTATGTCGGTCCCGTCGACCTCGTCCGTGAACCGTATTGGATTCTGAATGGAGATACGTTTGCGAAGGCTTCTGTCCAGTATTCCCCGGCACTCTTGAAAATCTTTGATGAAATTCTCGTCAACGCCATCGACCGAAACTCCATGCATCCCAAAAATGTTTCGTTAATCTCAATCAATACGGATATGGAACATGGTATGATTACCGTGGACAACAACGGACCACTAGGGGGTATCAGTATCCGTGAGAATGTCAAAGAAGGTATATGGAACCCCGAACTCGTTTTCGGACATCTCCTCACGAGTACCAATTATGATGACACACAAAAACGCGTAGTCGGTGGTCGCAATGGGTACGGTGCTAAACTTGCAAACATTTATTCCACTTGGTTCTCTGTCATCATCAAGGATTCCGAAACAAAACAAGAATATACACAGGAATGGTTTGATAACATGACAACATGCTACCCCCCGAAAATTAAAAAATTCAACGGCGCAACTTCATCTGTATCCGTTTCATTCAGACCTGACTGGAAGCGTTTTGGTATGAAACAAATGGATATGGGTATCACTAAAATTATCGAAAAAAGAGTATGGGATGCAAACATATGCACCTCACCCAACTGTAAGGTCAAGTATAACAATGAAACGTTACCAAAACAAAACTTCGAAGCGTATGCGAAGATGCATGACGGTGTGGAGAATGTTCACTCCATGACAAGTGATCGCTGGTCAGTATGTATAGGTCCATCTGAAAATGGAATGGAACAAGTATCATTCGTGAACGGTCTCTGTACCTCACGTGGTGGTACACATGTTGATCACGTCACGACGATTATCGCAAATGGTATTATTGAAGACATGGCAAAAAAAATTAAACTCAAACCACAACAGGTTAAGAACGCCTTTACAATCTTCGTAAAGGCAACGCTAGAGAATCCGAACTTCTCTAGTCAGGTTAAATCGGAGTGTACAACCAAATCACAACACTTTGGAAGTAGGTTTGAATTACCCAAAACATTCGTGAAGAATGCTCTCAAAACTGGTATCGCAGATGAACTTACAGCACTTTCAAAGTTCAAGGAAATGAAAGAACTCAAAAAGACTGATGGTACGCGTAAATCTAAGATTACAGGTATTCCTAAATTAGATGATGCCAATAAAGCTGGAACCGCTCAATCGGGTAAGTGTACCCTCATCGTCACAGAAGGTGACTCCGCGAAGACCCTCGCAGTTGCCGGTCTTTCGGTGGTTGGTCGCGACCATTATGGTGTATTCCCACTTCGAGGTAAATGTAAGAATGTACGCGATGTCTCGGTATCACAACTCACATCAAACCAGGAGTTCAATGATCTCAAGAAAATCTTGGGGCTTCAACAAGGAAAAGAGTATACAGATGTTTCTGAACTTCGATACGGGCGTCTCATGATCATGACCGACGCAGATAACGACGGAAGTCATATTAAGGGTCTCATTCTCAATATGATTCACTACTTTTGGCCAAGTCTCTTGAAACTGGGATTTGTTGTGAGTATGGTTACACCCATCATTAAGGCGACCAAAGGCTCAGAATCGAAATCATTTTATACGGATTCAGCATTTCGAACATGGTATGGAGATGGAAAACATGGATGGCGTATCAAGTATTATAAGGGTCTCGGTACATCTACATCGGTAGAAGCTCGCGAATATTTCAAAAAAATACAAGAACTCACAGTGAAGTTTGAAGTGGATGTCATGACAGATAAATCAATCGTACTCGCATTCGATAAGAAGAAAGCGGATGATAGAAAGGTCTGGCTCCTCGAAAGTACGGCAAAGGATGCGCGCGAGCTTGAAGTACCATACGGGCATGTCAAACGGTTGGCTATTACAGACTTCGTACACAAGGATCTTGTTAATTTCAGTCTCGCGGATTTGAAACGATCTATCGCACACGTAGCAGACGGTCTTAAACCTTCACAGCGTAAAGTCATGTATTCATGTTTCCAAAGGAATTTACGTGATGAGATGAAGGTCGCACAACTGGCTGCGTATGTAGCAGAAAAAAGTTCATACCATCACGGTGAAGTATCCCTCGCGGAAACTATCGTCAAATTGGCAAATGATTATACAGGTTCAAATAATATTAACCTCCTTGAACCGTGTGGTCAATTTGGAACCAGACTTATGGGTGGTAAAGATGCGTCGCAGACAAGATATATCTTTACACGCTTGACTAACAGTGCTCGAAAGATTTTCGATCCCAAGGATGATCCGATACTCAATTATTTGGACGATGACGGTCGGTCTATTGAACCCGAATTTTACATGCCAGCATTACCCATGGTTCTCGTGAACGGCACGGAAGGTATTGGTACAGGGTTTAGTTGCTATGTACCCCCATTTAACCCTAAGGACATCGCAGCTAATATACTCAGTTTTATTACAGGTAAAGGCATTCAAAGGATGGAACCTTGGTTCAGGGGGTTTAAGGGTCGTGTCTTTTACGAGAATGATACATGGGTGACAGAGGGAGTATGGAAAGTTATCGGGACTACCGTCAAGGTGATTGAATTACCTCCCGGTCGGTGGACACAGGACTATAAGGAACATCTCGACACTCTCGCTGAAAAGAAGGTTATTGACTCGTATACCAATAATAGTACAACCGAAGATGTTGATTTTGTTATTCAGGGGTACGCGGGTAAGGATATTATGAAGGATCTGAAATTACAAAAAACAATTCGTACGACGAATATGCATCTTTTCCACCCCACGAAAGGAATTCATAAATATGGAAGTGCTGAACTGATCTTGATGGATTTTATCAAGCTTCGTTACGAGTACTACATTAAACGCAAGGCGCATATGATAAAGGTTCTTCAGGAAAAAGTTGACATGTATAATCATCGTGCGAAATTTGTCACGATGGTTATCAGTGGAGCGTTAATAGTGTTCAAGCGCAAAAAACGAGACCTCGAAGTAGAATTGTCACACACGTTTCCAAAAGTTGACGGGAGTTACGATTATTTGTTAAACATAAGGACGGTGGAATACACGGATGAACGTGTAACAGCGTTACTCGAAGAGGTGAAGCAATTGAGATGGGAACTTCAATTAACAACAGCGACATCACCGGTAAATATGTGGGAAAATGATATTAAAAATTTATAGATAGTAGATAAGTATGGACTTAAAAGGTCCCGATCAAGCGGCTGTTTTAGCTCTAAATGCTATAGGTCAGCAGGATACATACCTTTTACGAACTGATCCAGAACATTCCTTTTTTAAATATGAAACGAAGCAACATTCAAACTTTACAAAATTTCATAAACGTAAAACCGTACCCAGACCATCTTCAGAAACAGGATTATCAACTTGGCCTTTTGGTAAAACGGTGAAAGTTTCATTAAACCCACAGAATATGGGCGATTTGTTGTCGAATATGTATATACACATGACATTTCCAGCTGTGAATTCAAATTCAAATATAGCAGACCAACTCGGGCGTCATGTCATAGAGAGCGTAACGATGACAGTTGATGAGTTGGAAGTGGATAAATATCATGATGATTGGGGTGTTATTTATGATGAATTATATCTCGACGCATCCGAGAAACGTACGAAACGATACACAATAAATCGTAATCAGGCGGATGATGTATCACACGCAAATGATTATTCGTTATCCAGGTACAATTCTGAACTCATGATACCTATACCAATGTTCTTTTCGCGTAAATACGAAGGTGATGAATACGATTCAAATTCTCCGAATAGACCATATTTTCCAACGTGTGCCGTACACAAACAAAAAATTGAACTCGAAATAAAGTTCCGTCCAATTACGTTTTTTACAAATAATCTACAGAGTGATACTATAAATTCAAAGAATATTATAGTAAAAGAGTTCGATATAATAACAGAAGAATTGACCGTATCTCAACCAGAACGCACGTTTTTAATGACAACGAAACAGACAATGATAACAGACGTTGTAAAAAAACACCCGACAGTGGAAACAGTTGTGGGTGAAAATTCAGTTAAATTACAACTCGTCCCGAACATTCCAGTAAAAACACTTAATTGGTTTTTACGAAAGACTACATTTGAAGACGAAAATACAATTGGAAGTGAAGCAAGTATACGATCTCGTGCATTCTTAAATAGATTCAACTTTTCACAAGCTGCTATTTATTCGCCATTTAATGAGTTAGGTACAGCGGTCATGGACTCGGCGAAGATATATATAAATGGACAGGATTTACCCAATATACCACTCGCTGACCATAATTACTATAAATTCATTGTCCCTAATAACTGTAGGTTATCGCGACCTAATAGAAATATTTACACGTATGCCTTCTCGATGAATCCTATTAATGTGGAGCCATCGGGAAGTCTGGATTTCAGTAAATTGAATTCGGATCGTACGTTATTGGAAGTGATTTTGAGAGCGGGATTGGTGGATACTTACACTTTACATTTATATTATGTCGGATATCAAACATTCACGTTTGATGGAGGGTTTATGTCACTTGCTTATTAAATAACACGGTATGATGCATGCGAATATACTCGACAATCTTATTTTTAATACACCATCTGATAAAATTCAACTGTGCTACAGTCGTATGGATTTCATCAGGTGTACCTGGAACTTTATATGTTATTTTATCCGCTCGGCAGAAAGGATCGAATAACTTTTTACTGTACCCATCTAAACTAGACTTATAAGCACAATGAACACTGAATAAACGTCCATCGGTAGTCTCGTATGATAGGTTATTTTTCTTTGAATAATTAGTAATAAACCACTCCAAATTTCGAAGCGAAATACCACCCGTTTTATTTAATAATTCGATAAGTGTAGCTCTATTCTCGGGTACAGTATAAAACGTGTTGATAGATGATAAAAGAATGTCAGACTTATTCATTCTTCATTATTACATAATAGAAGTTATTTCTCTAACTTCATTTGTTTGAGTTTTTTCGCATGCTGGACATCCCGAAATAAAACCAGAAGGAAATGGGTGGTTATGGCGTAATGGTCCATTTGGCATGATAAGAGGTGTACATGGACGAGGGTCATTTACATGTATACAACAATACCCCTCTCGAATAGCACGATTTACACACAATTTACCATTTTTTCGTATACCTAGACAATGTATATCATTTGCAGGTGCTAAATCGCGTCGCACGTTTTTCATTGGAATTGAATATATGGAAGACACTTTCTGAACAACTTCACATATATATTCATGGTTATCTCTTTCTAGCTTAGCGATAGTCGTTTTATGATCTCGTTTTAGAGATTGTATTTGTTCTCTGTATCGCTCAGCAATTTCCCGTGTTGTTTTGATATTTTGTTCTTTATGGTCGTGAACGGCATGCGCTATTTTTTCTTTGAATTGTTTCCCTTGTTCACGAATATATTCTTTCGAATCTTTCTCACGTTCCTCATTCTGTCGACGCGCTTCTTTTTGGATCAGAACAGTAATTTGATCGATGATACCTGACATGTATTATCATACCGCCTTTTTTTTAAATATATCACTCAGCAATAATTGTTTAGACGAACCATCACTTTCATTTTTCTTTTTATTTTTTTTAGGAGGTTTAGCTCTAAGGAGTAATTCTCCAAATATATCATCCTTCACGTTTTCAAATAAAGGTTCTAGAAGATCACATACAGGTTTCAAGAACTTGTTCAAAAAATAATATGGATAATCAATCTCTAAATTATGCTCTTTCGCGTACACGGGATCTTCCGATTTTTCAAATGCACGAGATTTATCGTCTCCAGTTTTCACTAATATATACGGTACACGATCACCCGATTGTGGCTCCGAACCCGGTTGCCTTTCGCGCATTTTTCTCACCACTTGAACATGCGCCTGATTGATATCTACTATATGGTCACTTAATACAGATACTTTCTCACCCTTTACTTTATATGAATCAGAAAGACCTTGGCTCAAAACAAGTTTTTCGTTTGGAACGTCACCTTCAAGTAGTTCAACTGCTCGTTTACGCGCTAATGCCTTAGGCTCTACCGTATCCGCACTGTCCAATATTACATCGAGAAGTTCTTTACACACCGCACGCATGTGTGGTGTATTGTCCCGTCTAACTAACTGTAAACCCTTTACATCAATATAATCCATATTCATTTCACCATCCTTACCCTTTGTCCAAAGTTTGGCCGCGTATCGTTTTTTCGAATATAGAAAATAAGGGCAATATACCTTTTCCAATTCGAGATTATTAGGCGCCTTAAATAGTTTTGTACATTCGTTCGCAGCCTTTTCACCCAGTTCCCAACTGTATTCTATAGCTTCTTTTCCGGTACGAGAACCTACATCAAATTCAATCATCACGCTATCGGTGTCACCGTAACGAACATAGGAACCAGGATAATTCGTCTCAACGTACTTTTTAGTTTCATCAATCATGTCACGTCCTTTCATTGTGGTGGTAGAAGCAATAGCGACACATGGAAGAATTCCCTTAGATGCACCCGTAAAACCGTACACGGAGTTCATTGAAATCTTATACGCGAGCTGTTTACCATTGTACATCTGCTTAGTCGCGCCTGTCGAATTCGCCATATCCTTCTTAGCCTGTTTTCTAAACTGTTTCAATTCTGATAGAATACTTGGTAAAATACTCGGTACATTTTGTGCGAATGTATGCTCACCGAATCGTTCGTACTCGACACCGGGTAAGTTATCGTATTTACTATCTCGAACGAGACTAGAATAACATAGATTATGCGCCATCATGATAGATGGGTATAAACCTTCAAAATCGAGTGCGGTAATCGGTGTATAGTAAGCACCGGATTGAGCTTCCAGGACCGTCGCACCCACGTATCCAGTGTTATCCATATGACCATATTCATAGGCCGGAACCTTGAACCCCATCTCCCGAGCCTTTTTAGTCAATTGACTGAACACTTTGATTTGCTGCCCCCTTTCAACTAAGTAACTTAGTGGTACCCATGTGGCTTTAGCCATCTCTAATAAATTCATCAATGTTGATAACTTGGCAATCAGTCTGTGTGGTAAAAGTGTATCCTTTATACAATACTCAGCAACTTCACGTAATTCATTTGGATCTCCCCTTACAAACCGCGCAAACATTTCTTTCGGTGGCATATCAATCTTCTGGTCTCCCAAATAAATTTGAGAAACATTGTTCAGTTTATATGAATCTAATTTATATTCACGTTTAACCTCATGGAATAAATCAAAAATAAATCTTCCTGGCATTGGTACGAGTTTCAATTCATTATCCCCTAGTGCGCTCGAAGAAAGTTTCTTACGAGATAATGTACACGTAAAGTCTCTCAATTTACTCATTCTATAAAAAGCCAATGGGCAATTGTTCAACATACCACGTTCCATAATATATTCTAAATCAAATCCAAAAATATTCCATCCGGTTATAATATCTATGTCATGACTGTTGATATATTCACTAAAACCCATCAAGAGATCGCGCTCAGACTTGTAACTTACAATAGAACACCCATCTAGATTGTGATCAGTCTCCTTATAACATAAACATGTCTTATCATATGGTTCTTCTTCGCCAAAACGCACGAGTGATATCGCAATTTGGAAACACGCATCTCCAGGTACACATGGGTCGGGGAATTTCCCAGTAGAACTGTGACACTCAATATCGAGCGAGGCGACTACAAACGGGGCAATATCTGTCGTATCAAATGGTTTTAGGCTTCTCCAATCCTCGCATTTTAAATCTATGTCAACTTTCGTATAAGACGCAGGTTCGCATGAGTCACCTGTATCTACCCAGCCCGTAGATTGAATACCAGTGCGATGCATCAATCGTAATACAGGGTCGAGATTAGCTTCAAAAATCTTTAATTTCTGAGACACACCGGTTATGAATTTTCGTAATCGGTTACTTATATAACGTCGAGAAAGGAGATTCGTACAGTGAATTTGAAGAAAATAACTCTTCTCCCCATTTTGAAACCCTTCCATATCTTTTGCTTCAACAACGTCAATATCAATTATATCCGGACACGTTCGCTTTACATATTGTATAAGTGAATTAGGTGTCATCGTACCCGGAATTTTTATAAAAAAATATGGAATAAATTTCGTCGTTACACAGACGGACTCCCCTTTCATCGTCTTACCAAAAATACGTATGATGTGATCATCATCTTCGTCGCGGGCATCCCAGGTGAGAACCTGAAATTGTACCATCCTACTTACTAAGTTATAGAGCTAAAATTTTAATATCGTTTATTAATAAATGTCTGCTGCGTTGACCGAACTCGTGTCGAAGGGAGCTCAGGATGTATACATCACTGGGGACCCCCAAGTTTCATTTTTTCATCAAAACTACAAACGCCATACGAATTTCGCTATCAAGCCAGAACGTCTCGACTATATCGGGGTGTTCGGTTCAGGTAACGAAGTCAGCATCCCTTTGAGTACAAAGGGTGATTTACTCAGTTACATCTGGGTAGAAGCCACAGGTATCGGAGCGACTCGTGATGTTGACACCGGTTTCTTCAAATCGACTGATACGAGTGTGACCGAATTTTCTCTTTGGATCGGTGGACAGGAAGTAACTCGCCTCGATTCCCTTTACATCCAGGGTGTGCACAATGCTTTGTACAAACAGGATCAGGCTAAGGCTACATGCGCTGTGACACTCGACGAAGTTCCCGAAAACGCGAAGGGAACTGGTGCTCACGCCGATCATTACATGATCCCTTTCTTCTTCAGCGAAGACTGGACAAAGTCGCTCCCACTTACAGCGCTTCAATACCATCAGGTGGAGTTACGCATTAAATGCCGATCGGGGACGTTTACGCTAGGTTCCACACCCAAAGTGTACGCTACATACGTCTATCTCGACACGGAAGAGCGCAAAATGGTGGTTGACCACGAGCACGAACTTCTCATCACTCAAGTACAGTACCAGCCAATGTCAGCGACTGACACGGATGTGGATCTCACGTACTTCAACCACCCCGTCAAGGCACTTCACGTTGTTTCGTCTATAGCTGACAATACCAATTGGTCCACAAACTGGTCATTCGATACGGCGACCCTGTACATCAACGGTACACCCTTATTCGAGGACATGTCATCGACATACCACCATAATGTCGTCCCCGAAATGCACTGCTCAGTGCTCGCCCCGGACGTATTAAGTACCACTTCCACGTTTACGTGGCCATTCTGTCTGACAATGAACAAGTCACAACCTACGGGTTCGCTCAACTTCTCGCGCATAGATAATGCCAAGTTGGTTCTCAATGGAACCACATACAGGGGCGGCGCCGTTGTTAGAGCTTACGCTGTCAACTATAACATCCTGAGAATTAAGGATGGTATGGCTGGTGTAGCATTTGCGAATTAATTAACCAGAAGAACCGAATCCACGGGTTCCGCGTTCAGTATCTTCAATAGCAGTGACTTCCTCGATGGAGGGTGTTTCACATTTTTCTAAAATAAGTTGGGCGATTCGATCCCCTTGTTTAATCTCGAACTTTTCTCCTCCATGATTAAATAAGATAACCTTCAATTCACCTGTATAATCAGGGTCAATAACACCGGCTCCAGTTTGAATCCCATACTTTACAGCGAGACCCGACCGAGGTGCGATACGACCGTATACACCGAGTGGAATTGTTGCGGCGATACCCGTATTCACGATACCACGTTCCATTGAAGGGATATACATATCGATAGTACTATACAAGTCATATCCGACTGAACCAGGGGATGCGCGTGTGGGTAGAATCGCATTATCGGAAAGACGCTTGATGAGAAGGTTCATTTACTTATACTATAACTATACCCTTTATACCATTTAAAATGTTAAATTACACATCATTTTCATCTGCGTCGTGTACAATATAAGTGCTGCCATTAAAAACCCATTGACACCCATAGATATGCTAAGTAATACCTTTCTGATAACATGCCCATGATTAGCATCTATTAATTGCATATGTTCGATTTCAGTTAATTTACAATCATCTTCAAGTTCACCTTGTGTATATTCTAAATCCTCTATGATTTTGGATATCATGTCGATAACATCGGTGGAATATTTAACCATTTTATATTATACATACACCACATGTACTTAAGTTACTATTTCGTAAAAAATAATTAATATGATTTGGTATTACTGTCGTTCGTGTAAAATTACTTATGATGGATTTGCGCAGTGTTGTCCAGAACTCGATCATGTAAAAGTTGAAGAGACTGATAGTGATAGTGAATAGATTTAAATACAATAAAGAAATACTTATACTTTATATAAATGAGTGCGGCGTGGCGTATAAATACTTTAGGAAGGCTCCCTCGTCAGGGACGATGGCATTGGTATTCTGCACTGAAATTAGATGAAGATCTACTCGCGACTGAAGGTCAACGTGCGTTTAGGAATGAAACCTGGCAACTACTCGGAGATCTCCACCCCGAGCGTAGTAGGGGGTTTCGTATAGAGCTCGAAGTACACCACGAATTGAAAAAAATAGACTTTTTTACCGAGTCTATGTCAAATCATGAAAAACTTACCATATACATGAAACATAAAAATAGACTGAAAAACATATTCCCGGAATACATATTGTTTGAACGCCATATGTAAAATGGTCGGTATTAACAGGTATGTGTTTGTGTTTTGGATCTAGTACCACTTATAAGGTTGATTTCAACAGAAATTTGAAATGTTCGTGTAATCTATGTGGAAAAATACACGATGATATGAAAGATCTTATACGACACATGGGATACCACGAAACGGACGATATGAATAGGTTAATTGACCGCGATATGGGTACGGTGAATTGTCGTGAATGTAATAAATCTTTTAAAACTGTTTTCTATCTAGCTGGGCATATATGCTCATAAATATTTATCCATGTCCACCTCCCAATCTGTAACTTGACGCGTTTTCGTTGGCGGTATGAGGAGTGAACCTATATTGACGACACGACACGCGTACTTTCCAATGGTACACGTATGGTTCAATTCATATTGTGACACGAATTCGACGTGAGGTTTTAATTCTGTATCCGCTTCGAGGAGTATTTTATAACGAAACGCCTCGTCAAACGTTTGAAATGCGATAATCTGATTTATTTCTTCACCAGTCTCGGTTCGTTCCATGACTGAATAAATTCCCTCGTTCCCATTTTTTTCAAATGCGAGAACGTGTAACATTTTATTCGCGTGTACTTGATTGATAGCTTTGCTATTCTCATCACTCAGACGATGTATACTCGCACTAGCCTTACACCTAACCCTAAAACGAGGAGTTGGAACACGGTATACAAATCGGGTTTGTGCAAACATTTACATTTTAGTATATCATTGTACCACTTAGGTGAAATTGTGAATAGGCTTATAGAATTAAATGTATATAGTATTATAAAGGATGGCGATCGATAAGAATACAAAGGATAAGCTCACCGACTCCGAAAAGAAGAAAATCAAACAGGAAAATAAGGCGAAGGCCAACCCCCAGAAGGCTGCCGAGAAGAAGGAGAAGAATGACGCGTGTCGTGAGAAGAGAAAGGAGGAGGGAACCACCAAGTCATTCGCTTAATATCCCCTTACCCACTTTTGCATTTTACCTACACTCCACACGAGACTCATGATCGCCGTAGCGTTTTTAACAGTCTCGTCTAGAGAGTTCATTTTGTTTATTTAATATTATTTAGGAATTTACTTAAGTCCCAGATCCTTCCAAATATTTGCACGAGCATTTAACAATTTTCTAGATACACTTGAATTGCTTCGCTGTCCTAACTGACATCTATTATCACCTGATATTTTTTTTATACACGCAAAATTAAGTGGTCGCGGCATGTATACTTATCGTATGCGCCCATTTTCCGATTCGTGAATATAATTTTTCCATCCAGCTCGAGTGTAACGAGTACATACCTACTCTGGAGTGTTTGAATTACGTGATCAATGTATGTATCTGTCATTGGCGCTAATGTAACTTCTTGGATTTCATCCTCATTATTATGTTCAAAACTACCCTCAATACCAGTACCAGAAGGTAATGCAATTTTTATGGCTGACATGAAACATTTACACCACGAAACCTTTTTTATGATAAATTTTACATGGTAATTAGATTTATTCACCAATACCAAGTCTCGATCTACACCGCATGTCTTACTTATTCGAGGTCCCGGTCTATACGTTGGGTGTTCTTTTCGTTTATTCATAGAGTTATTCTCTAGAATTGTACTCTGCGTGAAATCATCTATGTTGATAGGTATTTCTGGGATTGTGTGTGTGACGTTCGTTTTCAATTTTGAACGGGACACATACAACGTCAAGCATATTATACTCAATTGTGTGGCGACGTACACCGACATACAATAAGTTATAAAAAAATGGGTACTGTTTAAGGAAATTGGTACCCTTCGACAGCTTCTTCAACAACGACGGGGTTTTGAATAGTTTCATCGATTGTAACTGACTTTTTAGGTTTAGGCATGGGTTCGGGTGTGGGTTTTGTATTTTTTACACTCTTACGCACTTCATTATATATTTCAGGGAATCTATTATACGTATCGTTCTTTTTAGAAAATAACATAACGAAAGCCAATACACAGAAAGATACGATTGTAGAAATAACAAACGTTCTGATAATCGTTGGTTTGCTAATATTCAGCATGGTATACGATAGACGAACATTTTAATATTTTGTATTTATATATGAAAGTCACTCTGAAAAGGAGTCCAAATCCGAAAAAGAAATACAGGGTCACATTCGAAGACGGGGGGCGTGTCGACTTCGGAGGTAAAGGCTATTCAGACTACACGATTCACAAAGATCCATCACGTATGAAACGGTATCTTGCGCGTCACGGACGCATGGGTGAAACGTGGACCAAAGGTGGTATGAAGACGGCAGGGTTTTGGTCGAGATGGCTTTTATGGAGTAAACCATCGATGGATGGAGCTAAACGATTCATGTCTAAGCGTTACGGTATCACATTTATTTAAAAGAAATGATCGGTTCTGTATAATTTAGCCTGATACGGTGCGGCTTTACCCAAAACGTTTATACTCTCATTGCCGTATAACTCCTTACATCCCAAATCATCCATACAGTCACGGCCATCATGTGTGACGGGTATCGAGTATATCTGTTGACCAGGCGTCGATGTATAGTAATGGTATTGATCTCTACGACCATTCACCTCCTTACCGTATAAGGGAAGTGTCTCATTATCTTCACCCAAGAGTACCCCCATTTGCTGAACATGTCCAGGTTTATAGTCCTTTATAGGCGGGTCTCTAAATTCTGGTTGTCTTCTGCGTACTGGTTCTCTTTGGCGTATGGGTTGAGGGAAAGGTACATTTACCGGAACTTCAACTCGCATGATCTGTTTGGGTCTTAGTACAAGGTACCCAATTATACCCAAAAGTATGACGATTAACGCATACCCAGTCGCGTTCGCGTTCTTACGTTTCATTTATATATCCTAGGAAAATATTTTAGGACGTGGGAGTATCCCAAGTTTAAGTTGAACCATAAGCCATAGTAGGAATAATATTGTTTTTACAGTTTGTCCAGCCGTCTTATTATCCATATTGTATATAGGACTCATCAATCGCCCAAAGAATGTGTGTTTTTCTTCTACACCGGTCAAACGAGATTCTAAGAGTGTCAATGCGCATGTGTCATCATTGATGGCCCAGTGAAAAAATACAAATGGTATTATGACTGAATACATTTTCAAAAAATTAACATTACTCGAAAACGGGATGACGAGCGACGATATAAAAATTATGGTGTGAATGATAAAAATAATATTCATCTCTTAATATGGACAAAGAAAAGAAAGCGCGTTCAAAAAATAAATTCGTGTGGTCTCCTCAACAGGAACAGATACTAAAGACATGGGGTGAAGCGTCTGCGTGTTATAGGTACATGCATAATCACGCGTTTTTAATCTATAAAAAACAAAACATGAATTTCTCACTGCCTGTAATTATCCTCTCTACAGTGACGGGGACCGCAAACTTCGCACAAAGTTCGCTACCTGCTAGTATAAGGGGTGCAGCACCTGCCGTGATTGGTGGGCTGAATTTGATTGCGGGTATAATCGCCACGGTGATGCAATTCCTAAAAATAAGTGAGATGATGGAAGGAAACAGAGTTGCTTCACTTCAATACGGTAAACTTTCGAGAACAATTCGCCTAGAATTAACACTCCCAATCGAAGAACGGTCATGCGACGGATCTACCATGATAGATACGTGTCGTGCCGAATACGACAAACTGATAGAACAGTCTCCACCAATTCCATACTTCGTCATTCAGGCGTTCGAAAAACAATTCCCGGATGATAATGGAATTTTCAAACCAGAAATAATGCACATTCAACCGATTGACATGTTTATAAGCGAAGATGAAATGGGAAACGAATTGAAAAAAGATCTGAACGCAATTCGGAATGAAAGTGGTGGTTTTGAATTGAGTGACGTTGTTATAAAATCTTAGAAAGACGACGTGTGAGATAGGCAACCATTATGAATAACATCACGTTAAAGATACCAATACAAATCAAATAAGGAAGAACCTTTCTTTTAACAGGGTCGAGTATCCTTGTATGAATTGTATCACTTTCCAAAAAAATATCTAAAGCTTGATCAGTAAGTTCGTCAGTAATGGACTCTTTCATTAAAAGAGTACCACAAAAAAAGTTGCGGCCACAAACGCTTCACCAAAATGAAATCGATTTGCTGGAAAAATATATACGCGACGGTAAAAATGTATTTATATGCGGACCAACCGGATGTGGTAAAACGTTTATAGTGAATAGCGTACTAGAAATAAATAACACGATTGAATTACACTCCGAACTTTTTCAAAAAAAGAGTACATTCATGAACTTGATAGGTGATACATCTTCGGATATATTAATTGACGGTTACGATTCGTCTATACACGGACACAAACAGATTATAGATCGCGTTTCTGAGCAAAAAGAAAAGGTCACACGAGGGTCTGTCGTTGTAACCTCTACAAATGTACACATGTTACCAAACTTCAAACTTATCATCGTGCCCCGTAGATCGCCAGATGCTATATGTTCATTAGCATGCGATAATCCAAGAGCCCGCATAGCGGCTGCTGAATGTCAAGGGGATATACGCAATTTTTTTGACTATATGAATTTTTCCCATGTAAAAGATGTTTTTAAAACATCTAAAGATATTGTCATAAATATATTATCAAATAGAACACACCCGTTTGACTTATCGCAAACTATTCACGAACACGGGCATGTGTGCGACGTTATATTTACAAACTATACACGCTCAGATAATTGTAATGCAGCCGCTATAACAGAGTCACTCTCACAAACAGATATATATGATAATTATATGTATAAAGGAGATTGGGGGTGTATGCCATTTTTCGTTACACATGCTATGGCCATTCCTAAGTTGAATATGGGGTCACCTATTAAAGTAGATGATATACAACCCGGTAGTATATGGACAAAGTATGGAAATTATAAAATGCGTAGCAATAAACTCCGTACAATTCAATCTAAAAATCAAACTAAAATTGGTATAGATGAATTAAGTTTACTACGAAAATATGCTATAGCTGGTGACATAAAACCTTTAATAGAGTACAAACTCGAACCATTAGATTTCGATATCATGAATCATCTCGCAATTGGAAACAAACTCAAACCGGCTGAAGTTTCGAAAGTTAAAAAGAAGATGCGGTTATTAATAAATGAGTGACAGTTCAGACGAAGTTGATGTTGAAGAACATGATGTCGTCCGTGTAAATGGGTGTGATATATATTATTACGGTGATGTCGACACGGAAAGTACACTAGAATTCCTAGACGAGTTTAAAAAGCTTGAGGTGGACTTACTCAAAAAAGCCATCGAACTACCCGGATACAAACCCACAATTCGTGTGCATATACACAGTGACGGTGGTGATGTTTTTTCGGGTTTGAGTATAATGGATACACTGAATTCGTCACGTGTGAATGTCGTGACGATCGCAGAGGGTACGTGTTGTAGTGCTGCGACTTTCATTTTATTGGGAGGAGGGGAGCGACTCATGGGAAGACATTCATTTATTCTCATTCATCAGTTGTCATCAGGATTCTTTGGTAAATATACCGAGCTGAGAGATGAAATGAAAACGTGTAAAAAAATCATGAAAACAATAAAAAATTTGTACATGAAGAAAACGTCGATCCCGAAAGAAAAGATGTCACAGTATATGAAACGTGACATGTATCTCGACTATGACGAGTGTCTCAAATACGAGATCGTTCACGGGCATTCTTAACGACTACGTACCGCCTGTACAAAAACACACCACCTATTATAATAAAACCCACACTGAGTGTGTTCATATTAAACGGAATGTTCGTTATCGGAGGAGGCTTAAGTCGCTCCATTCTCTCGTAATTTACAACGGGAATCATTCTACTATTACTATGAACACAATTTTTACTGCCGCTAAAAACGACAAGACGCGCTACATCGATATTATGAATAGAATTACACCTAAGTGAAGCTTATAAATTATAATATCAGATTATTACAATATGTCACTCGTTCCCATTAAATTGATTAAAAATGTTTCGACGAAAAATAAACTTCTCAATATCAAAGGTGAAAGCCCCGAGATTGACAAGAATGATTACATCGAATCTCGAATTCTTACAAACAAAAAAGCCAGTAATCTATTGGCTATAGAGGATGCTTCTGAAATTGCCAAATATTACCTCCATAAGAAGGGTAAGAATGGTGTATTCGAGCGAATTGCTAGAGATATCAAGAAAGAATCGGGTAAAGACTTCCGCTTTCTGTTCCGTAAGACTAGTTCGATGGAAAAAAGACCCATGGCTGCTAAGGGTCGTACTGGTACAGACTATATTCTCATGGAACATTCGTTCACAGATGGATCGGGTCATTATGGTATGTCCCGAGTTAATCATGTTAATAAGACTGCGTTGATTTATGACTCGATGAAAAATGAGGATTCCGATTTCGAGAGCCCACTCAAGACACTGCTGGGTAAGGGGTATAAGGTATCAAGTGGGACAATTCATGGATGTTACCCCCGTTTGAGGAACGCTTCCAGCACTGACTTAAATCCTCAACCCACGGGTGGATTTGTGTCACAGTCATTTAACGAATTCAAGAATAAGAACTACGCGGGTGGTCGTGGAGGTGTTCCTAAGAAAAATATGGAAGAATCTTTTGTTGTTTCCCAATACGACGAACTTTCTCAACATCATTTCTGTTATATGGAATCGTTTCTCGCCTTGATGGTGAATCTCGGAATGGTAAAACCCGGTCCACAAGATCCCCGTGAACGACTCGAGTACGTGAAGAAGTTCATTTGGGGTGTGATTTATAAATATGTTCCTAAATCGAGCCGTGACACGGTTCACTGGAAGTATTTCGAAAAACAATTCCCATATTTTATAGAGACGATGGGTTCGGATGGTAAACGTCTACCAATGAGACATGGTTATATTCAAGTTCCTCCCTTGAAGGGTACAGTTCAGTACAAATTGAAGAAGATACGTACACGCACTGATATTGACCAATCATGGAGCCTTAAGAAAATTGTCGACTGGTCCAGGGGTGTTCGTAAATGGATTGTACCTAAGTAGAGGTAGAAAATTGTAATTATCATCTAAAAATCTGACA